GGGTATATATGGAGATAAGAATGTTGCATCTACTTTAAAAGGTAGGGATTATAAAGATGCAACTGATCTTATAGTTGAGAAATCTTATACTTGTGCTATAGCATCTAATATTATTGGTAGGAATCCGGAAACTAGATCTGGAGGAAATAGTACTGGATATAATGAAGACGTTATGTATACTTTAACTGGTGCAGATCATCATGCTGTTGTACATTCTGATCTAAAACATCATGTTAGAAGACTTACCCCAATAGAATGTGAAAGGTTACAGGGATTTCCTGATAATTGGACTTTAATTGATGATAAAACTACTTTTAGTAAGCGTATTAACGCATTAGGTAGGTCTATGGCTGTTCCTGTTATAAAATGGATAGGTATGCAAATTGAAAAAAATATCTGATTGGAAATTTGAAAATATTGCTACTGAATTTGATTCTCATGTAAGAGAACAACTTCCTTGGTATGATTTGGTGATAGATTCTATTGCATTTATAGTTAAAAATTATATACCAAAAAACGGTAAAATATATGATATTGGAGGTTCCACTGGAAATGTAAAAAAATTATTAATTGAAACAATTTCTGATAGAAATTTGGATTATTATATTTTAGATAATGTTTCTGAAATGAATCCCGATATTTTGGGTGATGCTGTAGAATACGATTATCAACCATTTGATTGTGCAATTTTAAATCTAACCTTAATGTTTATTCCCGTAAAACATAGAAGAGAATTATTATTATCATTGTATGATAAACTTAATGTTGGTGGTTGTATAATAATTGTTGATAAATTTATACAAAACGAATCATACATATCAACGATCTTTAGACGTATGACTATTAACTGGAAATTTAATAATGGTGTGAGTTGTGATTCAATAGTAGAAAAAGAGTTATCTTTATCTGGGATTCAAATACCATTATATCATACAGATATAGAATATTATAGGGCGCAAAAGTTTTTTCAATTTGGAGAATTTTCTGGTTATGTCATATCAAAATAAAATTATATATGAATATGGTGGAGAAATAAAATATTATCTTGATGGAGATAATTCTAGAACTTATATGTTAAGAGATCTAGAATTACTTCAAATCAAAATGCAGAATCAGTATAGAGTTGACAAAGATGATTTAATGTGGTATAATGAATTTCAACAAAAATGTGAGGTAATAAATGGCTAATATTAAAATGTTAAGACTCTCCACTGGAGAGAATGTATTGTGTGAAATTGTATCAGAACATCATGATGATGGAGTATTCTCTAATTCTTCTGATTGTGTTTATTCTGATCATATTAAAGTTTCAAATGCGGTTGAATTAAGTATTGTCCCAAATCCACAAGATAGACAACAAATGTCTTATGGGTTTCTTCCATTCCCACAATATGCAGCACCTAAATCTAAAGATTTGGTTACTATTCTAGTACGACATATTGTATTCTGTTTAGAACCAGATGTCCAATTTCTAGAACAATATAATGCAATTTTCAATAAGATTCTTGTTCCAGAATCTAGAATTATTCTAGGAAAATGAGTAGCTTCTACACAAATGTCAGAACAATAGGAAATTTTATATGTTATCGTGGTGTTGAAAACGGATTACCAGTAAAATTTAAATGTGAATATAGTCCTAAAGTTTATATAAAATCTAATAAAAATTCTTTATTGAAAACTTTAGAAGGAGATAATGTAGTAGAGTTAAAATCTGGTGCTAGTATAAATGAAACCAAAGACCTTATTAAACAATATTCTGAAGTAGATAATTTTGAGATATTAGGTGATATTGGGTTTGATACTCAATATATATCAGATAAATTCAAAGGTGTGGTAGATTTTGATGTAGATAAAATATCTATTCATATTGTTGATATTGAAACTTCGACAGAACTTGGTGGCTTCCCAAATGCTTTATTAGCAGAAGAAGAAATTCTGTTGATTTCTATGTTAGACCTAAAAACTCAATTAGTTACAGTATTTACTGCTAGACCTTATGCAGGAGAACCTTTAGACAATGTTACTATTGTCTTATGTGAAAATGAGGTATCATTATTAAGACATTTTATCGATTATTGGAATAGAGTCGCTGTAGATATTGTTTCTGGATGGAATACTAATACATTCGATATACCATTTATTATTAATAGAATTTCTAGAATAATGGGAGATAGTTGTGCTAAAGAATTGTCTCCCTGGGGTATGATAAAAAGTAGAACTTCTAAAGGAAATTATGGTAAAGAAGAAACTATTTATGAAATTTCTGGTGTATCTTGTATTGATATGTTAGATTTATATAAAAAATATACATATACTACTAGAGAGAGTTATACTTTAGATTTTATATCTCAAGAAGAACTTGGGGTTGGTAAATTGGATCATTCAGAGTTTGCTAACTTTAAAGATTTTTACACGAATGGATTTTCTAAGTACCTAGAATATAATACAATCGATGTAAAGCGGGTTGCTCAATTAGAATCTAAGATGAAATTAATTGAATTATGTTTAACTATGGCGTATCTGGCTAAAATCAACTATAGTGAAGTATATTCTCAAATGAAGATGTGGGATGCTATTATTTATAATCACTTAAAGGATAATAATATAGTTATTCCAAAGAAATCTAATAGTTCTAAATCTGAACAATTTGAGGGGGCTTATGTAAAAGAACCTATTCCTGGGTTATATAAATGGGGTATTAGTGTTGATGCAAAATCTTTATATCCTAGTATTCTTCAGGGATGGAATATTTCTCCAGAAACTTTTATGGGAATGTCAAATACTCCATTAACAGTTGACAAATTAATAAATCAAGAGTATAATAATTTATCTGATATATATTGTACTGCTGCTAGTGGTGCTATGTATTCTAAAGATAAACAAGGATTATTACCCGATTTAGTAGATTTATATATGTCTAAACGAGTTATAGCAAAAAATCTAATGAAAGATAATGAGAGAGAATTAGAAGTTTTAAAGAAAGAATTAAAATGTAGAGGATTATGATGTATAAAAATTATTCTGATAAAGAATTACTGGAATTAAAATATAAATTAGAGGGGAATATATCTAAATATAATAATGCTCAAATGGCGGCAAAAATTGCTATGAATTCGCTAGACTAATATGGTGCTTTTATTGGTAACAATAATCGAATAACTCTGTGAATTTGGTGGAACTCCAGACCGGACAATACCAAGCCAAGCCTAATATGGGAAGGTTTAACGACTATTCGTGGAAACGAAGTACACTCAAGTGAGTGGAAGCTCAGAGGTTCCTATAATTTAGGAATATGATATAGTCTGATCTTTATGGGAACATAAAGCTGTCTATCTATAGACGGGATAGAATTCACGAATCTATCTGAACATAATATGATATGGAGCACTCGGAAATGCACATTTTAGATATTTTAAATTAGAAAATGCTAGAGCAATTACCTTAACTGGTCAGTATATTATTAAATCTATGGATTATTGGATTAATTTTGAATTAAATAATATGTTTAATAAAAATAAAGTTGAACAAAATCAATGGGTTACGTATCAAGATACTGACTCCTGCTATATTACATTAAATCCTGTAGTAGAGAGATTTTATAAAGAAAAAACTGATGATGAAATTGTAAATTTATTAGATACAATATGTAAAGAGAAATTAATGCCAATCATTAATAAACATTGTGTAGCATTAGAAGATTATACTAATAATTTTAGAAAGACTATTATATTTGAACGAGAATCTATTTTTTCTTCAGGAATATTTTTAGCGAAGAAGCGTTATTTTATGAATGTTCTTGATAATGAGGGGGTTAGATATGCTACACCTAAACTAAAAGTTATGGGTTTAGAAGTTGTTAAATCATCTACTCCTGGAGTTATTAGGAAAACTTTAAAGGCTGCATTGAGTATTATCTTAGATGAAGGTGAGGAGAAGATTCATGAATATATTGCAAAATGTCAATCTGAGTTTTCTAAATTTTCAATAGAAGAAATTTCATTTCCTAGAGGTGTTAATGGCTTAAGTAAATATAATGATTCGGTTACTATATATTCTAAAGGAACTCCAATCCATACTAAAGGTTCTTTATTATATAATAATAAACTGCGAGAACTTGGATTAGAAAACAAATATCCATTAATAGGTGAAGGAGACAAAATAAAATATACATATCTGAGAGAACCAAATCCAATAAAAAATACGGTAATATCATATCCTACAGAATTACCAGTAGAATTCGGTTTACATAAATACGTAGATTTTAATATGCAATTTGAAAAATCGTTTTTAGCACCACTTAGAAATATTCTGGATGCTATAGGATGGAAAACCGAAAAATCAACATCAATCGAAGACTTTTTTAACTAATGGAAAATATAATGACAAGCGAAACTGAATGTGTAAATGATTGTGACAAAATTGAAAATTTCTCTGTATTTAATAGCCCAACAGTAGCTATTACTTTGTTGAAACATGAATGTGTAGATAATGGTGTAATGTATAATGTTTGTCTTGATTATATTTTATCAGATGATCCATTACAAGTGATTTCTACTACTACAGATTTATATTCTAATTACCCATTAGAACTTATCGTAGAAGCATCTGCACTTGGATCTATATATAATAATTTGTTGGATATTGTTAGAGTTATTGATCTAGAAACTGGCAAAGAAGTATCTGATGAAGTCTATTCTCTTGATGAAGTTCTTGAAGATTGGGAACTTTAATCTATATTTAATTATGTCTAAGCTATATTATTTTGTATAGCTTAGACCATATAGTTTATATAAATATCTTAGTCAGAGTGGGATCTGACTCTTAAATATGATAAACCTAAAAGAAATTAAAGGAGAACTATATGGTAACTACTCAACAGATAGAAAATTTATTTTATTCTGAGACAGATAATAAATATAAATTAATGTTAAAAACTCATTGGGAAACTGGTATACATTATCTATGTATAACTAAACGAAAAAATTTTAGAAAATATACTGGATCTGGTGTTAGATGGAAGATTTTATTAAAATCCCATCCATCACCTGTATTCACTTGTTTGTTATTTTCATCTGATGATATAGATGAATTTAATGCTATATGTATAGAACATAATAATTTATTTAATATACCAAATAACCAAAATTTTGCTAATTTAGTCCCTGAATATGGGTATACTGGAAATCAAGGAAATCTTCCTATGTGGTGGGAGACTGCATCTGATATAGATAAAGATATAACTAGAAAAAAGATAACGACATCTAGAAAAGTAACTTGTTTAGAAAAGTATGGTAAATCTCATGTTATGGATATAGCTAGACTTGGATTACTCGATTATTATATAAAACATAATGTGAAATCTGCTATGCATATACCGGAAGTAGCAGAGAAATGTAAGCTTTCTAGAGAATCTACGATGATGGAAAAGTATGGGGTTATTAATAATATGCAAGTACCAGAGATATCAAATAGATGTAGAATTTCTAGGGAAGCAACTATGATGGAAAAGTATGGGGTTGTACATTCTTTACAAATTCCTGGATTGGGTAAAAAAGTAAAAATTTCTAGAGAAGCTACGATGATGGAAAAATATGGGGTTCCAAATGCATCATTAGTACCTGAAATTGCCGCTAAACGAGGTCTTAAAATATCAGAAACATTTAAGAATAAATCAAACGTAAAATGTGAATTTTGTGATCATGAATCGAAAAGTGTATTAAATCATCAAAATTATTGTAAATATAATCCAAATAAACTTATTAGACAAAAATATGAATGTCCAAATTGCGGAGGATTTTTTGATAAATTAAATCTAAACAGGTGGCATCTAGATAACTGTAAATCATTAACTAAAGGTATATTATGAAAAATCCACTATTAGATAGAATATTAAAAAATAGTCCAACAAAACATACATCAATTTTATCTAAATCTGTTATGTTTAAAGATAAAGATGTTATTCCTACAGATATACCTATTATAAATATAGCATTTTCTGGAGATATTGATGGTGGTATTAGTTCTGGTTTAACTTTGTTAGCTGGTAGCAGCAAGACATTTAAATCGATGGCTTCTTTAATTTGTGTTAGAGCATATTTAAACAAATATCCAGAAGCAGTTTGTATTTTATATGATTCTGAGGGTGGAATCACTCCAGAATATTTGACCGCATTAGGGGTAGATCCAGATAGAGTAGTTCATATACCAATTGAACATATTGAAATGTTAAAATTTGATTTAGTAAAACAATTGAATGAGATTACTAGAGAAGATAAAGTTATTATTGTTATTGATTCAATCGGAAATACCGCGAGTCTTAAAGAATTAGAAGATGCTATAAATGAAAAATCTGTAGCAGAAATGCAAAGAGCAAAATCTATTAAAAGTTTGTTTAGGATGGTTACACCTTCTTTTGTTGCTAAAGATGTTCCGTGTCTAGCAATATGTCATACATATTCTGAAATGTCATTGCATCCTCGTCAAATCATAAGCGGTGGAACTGGATTAATTTATTCAGCAAATCAAGCATTTATAATTAGTAAAGCACAAGAAAAAGATGGTACTGAATTAGTTGGTTATAATTTTACAATTAATATCGAAAAATCTAGGTTTGTTCGGGAAAAATCTAAATTAACATTTACTGTCACGTATGAGAATGGTATTCAAAAATATTCTGGTTTAATGGATATTGCCTTGGGATTGGGGTTTTGTGCTAAACCAAAAAATGGTTGGTATGCTAAAGTAAATTCTGACACTGGTGAAATTATAGAAAAGAATTATAGATTTAAAGATACTTTAAATGATGATTTTTGGGGTAGTATATTATCTGATGAAAAATTTAAATTAGCGGTTAAATCAAAATTTCAACTAGGTATGAATTCTATGATTTCTGATGAAGAAATAGAATCTCCGTTTCCTGAAGAAGACGAAGATTAATCAAACAAAAGTAAAGAAGTCATAAAAACTTCTTTACTTTTTCCTAAAGTTATAGTATACTAGAGTTTCGCATGAATTTATTACGAAAATTAAAACAACTATTTAAAAGACGAGGTAAGAATATGGATGAATTAAAAGAGGGTATTGATTTCAGATTTCAGATGGTTAATGAGATTAGTGCTGTAGCGATTATTTCGGGTAAATATGATGGTGTTGTTGTAGCATTTAATGATGTTTCTATCTCAGAACCAGAAAATATTAATGGAGTTGATACTCCACCATATTTATCTTTTCATTATGATATTATTTCTGGTGTTGATTTTTCTGATGAAGAATTATTAGATGATGAAGAATTTAAAAATCATATTGGTAATATTTTAATGAATGTTATTGTTAATAGTAATACTACTACATCATCTTTTACAGATGCTTTGGATGAAACTATAGAATATACTGAGATTTAATGGATATTAATACTTTAATATTAAAGAACCTCCATTACAATGAAGAATTTTGTAGAAAAGTTCTTCCATTTTTAAAACCTGAATATTTCACACAACGAAATGAAAAAATAATATTCGAAGAAATTTTAGATTTCATAACAGAATATAGAAATATTCCTACATACGAATCTTTGATTATTCAAATGAATGAAAAATCATTATCTGAAAATGATTATAAGACTAGTATTGAATTATTAGATATTTTGCATGAATCTAAAGCAGAAACTGTGGAGTTAGATTGGTTAGTAAATAAAACTGAACAATTCTGTCAAGAGAGAGCTATCTACAATGCTGTTGTAGAGTCTATATCTATCCTTGACAACACGAATACTACATTAAGTAAGGGTAGTATTCCCGGATTGCTTTCTGATGCTCTAGCAGTGTCTTTTGATGCCTCTATCGGACATGATTATGCTGATGATTCAGATTCTAGATATGATTATTATCATAGGACTGAAGATAGAATTCCTTTTGATTTAGAGTACTTTAATCTTATCACAAATGGGGGTTTACCGAAGAAAACTCTAAATGTAATTCTCGCACCACCTCATTGTGGTAAATCTTTAGTTATGTGTCATTTTGCAGCATCTTTCTTGAGAGCTGGAAAGAATGTTTTATATATTACATGTGAAATGGCAGAAGAAGAACTGGCAAAGCGTATTGATGCAAACTTGATGAATGTATCAATGAACGAAGTTACAACAATGCCTAAAGATGTTTTTCAGCAAAAGGTTAATAAAATTACATCTAAATTAGTTGGTAAACTGAAATTTAAAGAATATCCAACAGCATGTGCTTCGGTATCTCATTTTAGAGTTTTGTTGAATGAATTAAAACTAAAGAGTAATTTTGTTCCTGATGTTATATTTGTAGATTATCTTAATATTTGTGCATCGTCTAGGGTTAAGATGTCTGGTTCGGTGAATTCGTATACATATATTAAAGCTATTGGTGAAGAATTAAGAGGTTTAGCTCAAGAGTATAATCTTCCAGTAATTACAGCTACTCAGACTACTAGAGGTGCGAGTACATCTTCAGATCCTGAAATGGGTGATGTATCAGAATCGTTCGGAATTCCAGCCATTTCGGACATGCTATTTGCTTTAGTTAATTCAGATGAGTTGAAAGCATTAGATCAATTGATGATTAAACAGATTAAGAATAGATATTCTGATGTAAATAATAATACTAGATTTGTTGTTGGGATTTCAAGACCTATGATGAAATTGTATGATGCTGAAGACTCAGCTCAAGTTGGTATTACTGGAGCTAATCAAACACCAGCAGTACAAGTACCAACAGCAGCGTTTGGTACTAATGGTAGAGAAGCATTTAAGAAAAAAAATATTAGTGGGATAAAAGTATGAAAATAAATTCTAGTGATTTTTTGTTAACCGTAATAACTCCAACTATAGGTAGAAAAAATTTAGATAATTTAATAAAAAGTATAGAAAATCAAACTATTTCTGATAAAATATTTCATATATTAATGTGGGATGAATTTAGAGAACTAGATTCAAAATTACCGGAAACTTATAATTCAACTAATAGATGGAGTATTAATCTTCCTTGGGGATTAGGTAAAAATGGAAATGCTCCAGGAAGCTCTCTAAGAGCTGTAGCTTTAAATGCAGCAGATACTCCATATGTAACATTTGCTGATGATGATGTAGTTTGGAAGCCTAATCATGCAGAAACATTATTAGAATCTATTAAAAATTTAAATTGGTCTAGTTGTTTACGTAATATATATGCTGAATCCGGTGAATATTATGGTATAGATAATTTTGAAAGTGTTGGTGATTCGGTATCTAGAAGAGTTCCTTATGAAATGTTGGATGGGAACTGTATGATTTTTAAGCGTGAATATGGAATAGTCGCTTCACAATTATATCGCACAACACAAGATCGAAATGATGATAGGTTATTATATAACTTTTTAAAAGAACATGCTGGACAATTAGGTAGAACCAATCAAGCTACAATAAATCATACATGTCCAGATTTTTTAAATGAGTTTTTTAAGGAGAATTGTACATTATGAAATTTGTGACGTTTTTAAATTCTGGTTGTTTAGAAATTTGTAAAAATATGTTAAAATCTGCAGAATTAGTTGGAATTAATTTAGATGATTTTTATATTGCATGTTTAGATAACAATTCTTTAGAGGCATTTAAAGAATATAAAAATGCATACCTATATATTAATCAAGAATTAACTGAATACCAAGATTGGAGTTTTGATGAAAGTTCAAATTTTAGATCTATTGTCCAATATAAATGGAAAATTATTGAAGAGCAATATTTAAAACATAAAGATTTAGTTTGGGTTGATACTGATATTGTTTTTAAAGAAAACCCAACAGAATATTTGAATAGTTTTGATAAGATATGTTTCCAAAGTGATCTTCCTGGAAGTCTTGTTTGTACTGGATTTATGAAATTTGTTGATAGTGATTTGTGTCGCACATTAATTTCTTTGTGTGCAAGTTATGAAGGTCAAGATGATCAATTAATTTTTAATCATATTATTAAAGATTATATTATTGAGTGTGAATTATTGAATGAAGATTTATTTCCAAATGGAAATTCCTATTATAAATTAGGTAAAAAATCTAAAGCTATTATTGTCCATAATAATTGGATGGTTGGGATTGATACAAAGATACAAAGATTTAAAGATGAAAATTTGTGGTTTATATAATAAAAAGGAAATTGGAAATGAAAAATGAATTAAGACCTACCGCAGATTATCCAATATACCCACCATATCATACTGGATTGTACCTTGAAGAATATTTTTATGACAAATATAAAGATTCTAATAGAGAATATATTGATATTTTTTGGACCAATCTTTATTGCAATAAGGATTATTTGAATTCCGACATAATTGATATTCAAAAAGCATTATCTGAATTAGATCCAAATAAAAAGTATTTTACCGTATGTCAACATGATGATGGACCAAAAGAAAATCTCCCAGAAGACACGTTAATTTTTTCTGCTGGAGGTAGGAGAACTCATGGAAATATTATCCCAATACCATTAATTTGTTCTCCAATACCAAAAGAATTAATTGGGTCTTATATTAAAAAAGATTTGTTTGCATCCTTTGTTGGGTCTCTTACACACAACATAAGAGAAAAGCTTTATTATGAATTAAAAGATAAAGAAGGTTATTCTTATAACATGTGTAATTGGTCTAATACAGTTCCACAAGAAAATTTAAAATATTTTATTGATATTAGTTTAAGAAGTAAATTTGTTTTATGTCCTAGAGGATATGGTCCAACTTCATTTAGATTATATGAAGCTTTTCAGTTAAATTCTGTACCAGTTTATATTTCTGATATACATTATCTTCCTTGGGTAGATGAATTAAATTGGGCTGAATTTTGCGTTATAATTAATGAAGAAGATATTTCCAATATAGATACTATTTTAAAGTCTATATCAGATGAAGACTATAATAAGATGTTAATTAAAGGTGCTACAATATATAATGAATATTTTAGTTTATCTGGTGTATATAGCAACATAATGAAACGACTATGATGATTTTTAGTGAAAAAGATATAAATGATACATATTTGGAATTTGTAGTAAAACCAGCTGAATATTTTAATAAATCCAATATAGAATATGATAAATTATCATCTAATGAAAAAGTTAAATGGTTTAATAGAGATTTTCCTAGATTAGCTTCTTTATTTGACTTTAAAGATTGGATTGTAAAATACAATATTTCTACGGGAGATAAATTATTATCCACCTTTATAGATGATTGCGAATTGGAATATATTAACTATAACAAACTTTATGTTGCAGATTATTCTAAAGACTCTAGGTTTGATATACATACTATGGTATTATCTGAAACTAACTTTGATTTTATAATTTTCAATCAAACGCTAGAACATTTGTATAACCCTTTTATGGCTATGGAAAATTTATACAAACATTTAAACCCTGGAGGGTATTTGTATACTACAGTACCAACCATAAATATACCACATATGCAACCATTTCATTTTTGGGGAATTACGCCAATTGGTTTGTGTATGTTGTGTAAAAGTGTAGGTTTTAATATATTAGAATGTGGGTATTGGGGAAATTTGGAGTATATTAAATACATATTCTCTAATAACAATTGGCCTACTACTGATGATGTATTGAATGATAATAAAATGATAGATAATAACATGGTATGTCAAGCACAAACTTGGGTATTAATACAGAAGCCAAAAAATGAGGTTAACTAGTGAAAAAATATTTAATGGTTATAGCAAATTATTCGGACTATAGACAAGAATTCTTTAACGAATATATGTCAAAAAGAAATAGAGAATATTGCACACTTCATGATATAATATATTTAGAATATACGGCACCTATTGAAAAATATAGAGATAATTATACATGGTTAAAGTTTACTATTGTGCGAGATTTGATTAATTCGGGATTTTTAGAAGATGGAGATATTCTGACCCATATTGATGCTGATATGTGTATTGTAAATCCAAATATAGAATATCCAACTATAAAATCTTTTAATTATAGTATAGATTCCGGTAATACGCATTGTATGGGATCTTATTCTATAATAGTAAATAGTTGGTCTAAGAATATGATAGATTTGATATTAGATCAAAGTAGGTTTGATATATTTAAACGCGAATATGTATATCATGAACGTTTAAAGTTTAATTTTAATTTTTGGGATCTGTTCAGAGAACAAGCATCTTGGTATTCTTTAGCTGGTATAATGCCACATTCCGATAAATCTTTTTGGGAGATAGATAATTATGGGTGGCATTCTAAAAAAACAGAACATACTATTTATTCTTTACAAGAATTAGAAGATAATGTTTATATATTACCCACAGAATGGAATGTTACCGAATTAGTTAATGAATCATCGTGTGAATTTAATATTAATATATGTGATAAAGATTCGGTGATTATACGACATTTTGCTGGAGGTCAACCTTGGAGAAAAGAGTGGTTTATTTAATATGAAAATTACAGAATTTACAATATGTTTACATTGTGGGTGTGATTATAATATAGTAAAATCACAAATGGATTCTTTATCCATATTAAATTCAAAGTATAATGTATTTTGGAATAATAGAATAGATCGATATCCATATGCGTATCCAAGCTATTCAGAATTAATAAATCATTCAATTATTACATCAAATACTGAAATAATTATTTTTATTAACGATAGAACTTTTCCTACCCCAAGCGAAGTTGAATCTATACTAGAACATTTAGAAAATGGGTATGCATGTTCTTTTATGTATAATGCTGGATTTATGGGGTTTAGTAAAAGTTTAATCGGAAAAATCGGTTGGTGGGATGAACGGTTTTTAGGTGGTGGTTGGGAAGATGTGGATTGGGTTTTTAGACTAAAATTAAATAATTTAGCCTTATATGAAAGTTGTGATTCAACCTATAGTTATTCTTGGAAAAGCCCATTACAAGATAATGATAAATGTATGAAATCAGAACCAGAATTTTTTTCAAAATATACTTTTTTAAATGATAAAATTATAAAAAATTTTGGTGAGCTATATAATAATTCATATACTGATATACTTATAAATGATAATTTTGCGTGGAAATCTTGGGATAATTCAACTTTAGGTAAAAATTATATTGGTCCAAATAAAGGCAATCCTGCATCATATCATTTAATTGACAAACTAATCATTGAGAATAATAATGTATAATATAAATTTAAGAAAAATAACTGAGCATTTAACTATGGTAGAAGAAAATCATGTTGGGGGATTTCTTATAGAAAAAGACCCTGCTACTTATATGCCAAAATTGTGGGAATATATTATAAAAACTTATAATGTAAATTCAATTTTAGATATTGGTTGTGGTATGGGTCATGCAATAGGAGAATTTTCTTCTCATATCCCATTAAATAATATTACTGGTGTAGATGGGTCAACTTTTGTAAAAGAAAATAGCACCTATTCAGATAATATTATTTTTCATGACTTTACTTCTGGAGAATTAATTTTAGAACAGGAATTTGATTTTGGTTGGTGTTGTGAGTTTGTAGAACATATTGAAGAAAAATATAAAGCAAATTTCTTATCATTATTTTCAAAGTGTAAGATTTTAGCGATAACATATGCAGAACCTGGACAAGAAGGGCATAATCATGTAAATTGTCAACCAAAAGAATATTGGATTAATGAATTAGCATTATATGGGTTTAAATATGATGAACAATTAACCGAAAATTTAAAAGTAGTAACTTTTGCTGATGCAATATCTATTAACCCAGAATATAAAGATAATCATTTTTATAATAGAGGGTTATTTTTTATAAAAAAATAAAATATTATTATGAATACTATATATAAAATACGTTGTAAATGTTCAAGTTGTGATTCGTCTAATTTATCAACAATTATTAGTTTAGGGGAAATTCCATTAGCTGGACATTTCCCAACTTCACCTGAATTCTCGACTAAATTTAATTTGAACTTATTATTATGTGAAGATTGTAAATTGGTTCAGACTGATTCAATAATAAATGCTGATTATTTATTTAAAGATTATAGATATTCCTCTTCTGTTGGATTAAGTGCTCATTTTAAACAATATGCTATAGACTTAAATAATTTATATGATATTTCTAATAAAAATATTTTAGAATTTGGTAGTAATGATGGAACTTTATTATATTATTTAAAAGAATTTGGAGCTAATGTTTTAGGGGTTGATCCAGCCGAAAATATCATTAAGCTTGCTGATGATAAAGGGTTAACTACATTTTCTGGTTATTTTAATACTGCTAATTTTTGTATAGACACATATAAAAATAAATTTGATGTGATTATTGGAAATAATGTATTTGCTCATATTGATGATATAAATGATGTAGTAAGAGCTATAGATTATTGCTTATCTAACTCTGGAAAGTTTATCTTTGAAGTTCATTATCTTAAAAATTTGATTTTAGAAAATCAATGGGATAATATTTATCATGAACATATATATTATTATTCAATTACTTCCTTAAATAATTTATTTAATAAATATAATTTATATATTTCTAATGTAGATGAAGTTTCAAGCCATAGTGGATCAATTAGAGTCACTGTTGATAAACATAATTCAAATTCTAAACTTGTTGATGATATGATAGAAGCTGAAATTTTATTATATTCTAATGAGATCCCTAAATTTAAAACTAATTATATTCAAAATATTAAACATATTAAAAACTATATATTAGAGTTGAAGTCTAAAGGTTTTACTTTAGGTGGGTATGGGGCATCGGGTAGAGCTAATATGTTTTGTAATATTATTGGGTTAAATGATTCTATCATTGATTTTATAGTTGATGAATCATTAGAACGACAAAATAGATATATTGCTGATTGTAAAATTCCAATTATTACATATGAAGAATTTCAAAAAAAATCTATAGATTATTTAATAATTTTTGCTTGGAATTATGTAAAATTAATTGTGAATAAAACTTCAGATCAAGATTATAATTATATTATATTTTTTCCAGAAATTAAATCATTTACAAAATCTGAACTTCAAACTCTTACTTTTAATTCATTATGATTGAAAATAGTAGAATATTTATAACAGGTGGTGCTGGATATTTAGGTAAACATATAATTAAACAATATTATGATAATAATGATATAACAATTTATTCAAGAGATGAGTCTAAGCATTATTTTTTAAAAAAAACTTACCCAAATATTAAGTGTGTAGTTGGTGATATTAGAGATTATGATTTACTTAAACGTAAATCTAAAAATCATGATATTGGAATTTTTGCTGCAAGTTTAAAACAAATCGAAGCTTGTGATGAAAACCCAGAAGAAGCAGTAAAAATTATTATTGATGGCGCATTAAATTCTAGAAGAGTCTCTATAGAAAATGAATTTAAATGTGCTAGTTTTATTAGTACTGATAAATCTAGGTCTGCTACTACAATTTATGGTGCCATGAAATATGTAGCAGGAGAAAGTTTTATATTAAATAATGATAGCGATACTAAACTATCTACTGTTATTTATGGTAATGTATTAAATTCTACTGGTAGTATAATTCCATTAATTTGGTCTGCTATAAAAAATAATATAGAAATACCTTTATATTCAAATTCAATGACTAGATTTGCAATTTGTGTTGACGATGCTATAAATTTAATTGAAAGATCATTAAATTTTGATGGAGTAAATATTATACCTAATATTAAAAGTATTAATATATTAGATTTATTTGAAATTTATTCTGAAAAATTTAAATTAAAATATTCAATAAAATCCCCAAGGATTGGAGAAAAAATTCATGAAATAATGGCTTCATCTGAAGAGATTCCGAGGTTAAAATTTCATTCAGATTTTAATTTATACTCGTTACACCCGAAAATTCATTTTAATGAACTTACTTTTAAAGATAATGAATATTCCTCAAAAAATTTTGTATTAGCAAAATCTGAATTGATTGATTTATTAGAATCGTATGATTACTTTAGACAATGATATTTTAGTTTTAGGTCATACTGGATTATTAGGCGATTGTGTTGTAAAATATTTCAATAGTAATGGAATTAGTGTTCAAGTTATAAATTTTAGATACCCATCAATTGAATTTTTTAACTCTATAAAATCTTTTTCTGGTATAGTTATAAATTGTATAGCAGAATTACACGATGAAAGTAAATTTAATATTAATTATGATTTACCTACATTTTTACATAATAATTTTAAATTAATACATCCATGTTCAGATGCAGTATATTCTGGCAATATATTACCAGAATATACATATAATAAATTTTCAATAATAAACCCATCAAATTATTATGGAGAAAGTAAAGCTAAGTTTTTTTCGAATATTAATAATCCTTCTAATGTTAGAGTGATTAGAAGTTCTATTATAGGATTCGATAAACATAATACTTCACTTTTATCTTGGTTTTTATCGTCAAAAAACGAATGTGCTGGATATTCAAATTATTTTTGGAATGGTATAACTGCTCTTGAATGGGCAAAGTGTAGTTTTAATTTATGTTTAAATTTTAATACTACCCCATTATTAACTATGCTTTCTTCAGACTTAATAATTTCAAAATATGATTTACTTAATATTTTTAAATTAGTCTATAAAAAGCCTATAAATATTATACAATCTACTATTAAAGATACAAAAAATTATTCCATTGAATCTGATATAAAATTAGATTCGATATATAACCAATTACTTTCTTATAATTTACTATACACTAACCCACAATTAATATTATGATCAGTTATTCTCAAAATTCGTTAGATATAAAATTACTAGAATATGTTAACTATAAAAATGGAGTTTTTGTAGAATGTGGGGCTAATGATGGTATTACTGCTTCCAATTCATATTTATTTGAAACCACTCTGAACTGGTCTGGGTTATTAGTTGAACCTACTTTTGAAAATTATATTAAATGTAAAGAATTAAGATCGAATTCTATAGTTGAAAATTATGCTTTAGTTAGTTTTGATTATGAAAAACACAATTCTACTATATCTGGGGATTTTATTTATTCTGAAGATAATGTTAATGGGCTAATGTCTGGAATATCTGGAGTCGAGAAGTATTATCAACCAACTATAGAATCTAAAAATATAAAAGTTCCTTGCATATCATTACATAATTTAATACTTAAACACAATATCAAATCTATAGATTTGTTTAGTCTTGATGTCGAAGGTTATGAACTTGAAGTATTAAATGGAGTTGATTTTTCTTATATCAGACCAAAATATATTTTAATAGAAACTGCAAATATATTAAAATATCAAGAACTTATTAGAACTTTTATGGAAACTAAAAATTATGTATTCTTAACACAGCTTTCTGGTAATGATGATTTATTTGTAGATTCATTTTTAATTTAAAGGTATAATATAATGAAAATATTAGTAACAGGTGGTTCTGGTTTTATTGGTTCACATTTATGTGCAAAATTGCTTGATCAAGGGCATTTTGTAATTTGTGTTGATAATTGTTTTAGTAGTGATAAATCAAATATTAATAATTTACTTGATAATAAAAATTTTGAATTTATTCGCCATGATGTAACTTTTCCATTATATCTTGAAGTAGATCAAATTTATAATTTGGCGTGTCCTGCTTCCCCAATACATTATCAAAAAGATCCAATACAAACAACTAAAACGTCTGTTCTTGGGGCGATTAATATGTTAGGATTAGCTAAGAGGTTGGGTGTTCGAATACTACAAACGTCTACCTCTGAGGTGTATGGAGATCCTTTAATACACCCTCAAATTGAATCGTATTGGGGTAATGTTAACCCTATTGGTATTAGGAGTTGTTATGATGAAGGAAAGAGAGTTGCAGAAACCCTATTTTTTGATTATCATAGACAACATAATGTTGATATTAGAATAGCTAGAATTTTTAATACATATGGTCCTAATATGCACCCCAATGATGGTAGGGTGGTTTCTAATTTTATTATGCAAGCATTACAGGATAGAGATATAACTATATATGGCGATGGAAACCAAACTAGAAGTTTTCAATATATAGATGATTTAATATCTGGATTAATATCCTTAATGAATTCGGATGAAGTTGGGCCAATAAATCTAGGAAATCCTAATGAATTTACTATATCTGAATTGGCAAATAAAGTAATACAATTAGTTGGTAGTAAGTCAATTATAATATATAAAGACCTCCCCTTAGATGACCCAAAACAGCGTAAACCAGATATATCATTAGCTAAAACTAAACTAGGTTGGTATCCGCATATTCAATTAGATTCTGGGTTAAAATCTACAATTGAATATTTTAAAACCCAATTGTAATTTTATATAAATACTTAATATAACTCTTTCATATTAGGTATTTACTATGTTTTCTAACAATAAAGTTTCTCCATCTATTTTAGCTGCGATTAATACTATCTTTAATGAGGATATGGAATATGTAGCTGTTCATAAACCATCCGGTAAGGTTTCGTTTGTTGGTAAAACTAAACAAGACAGGGATGGTTATATCACAAAACATGGTTCAAGTCATGAACCAAAGAAAACTACTCCTAATAGTAAGAAAGTTGGAGATACTTGGATTTAATATGCAAAATAATCAAGCTTTATTTATATTAGGATCTCCTGGTTCTGGTAAAGATGTAGTAATTAGAGATATAACATCAAACTATAATATAGTTGAATTTACTTCTGTGCAGATAGATGAAATGTTATCTAATAATGATTCTTTTGTTAGAGCCAAATCAGATAAACGTAATGCTCTATTAAATACTGAATCTATAATAGTTACTGCCAATACATTTGATTTAAATTTCATAGTAACTAAACATGTATTAGAATCTATTGGTTATACCTCACATTTAATTATTGTAGAAGCAGATTTATCTACCTCATACGATAGATTACAAAATAGGAATAATTTAAGAGAATCCTTAAATAGAATATCTATAGGTAATTCAAATAAAAATTCTATCATTTCAGAATTTAATTCTTATGTTATAGTTAATAATTCAAAATATTTAGATTTAACAGAATCTAGGAATTATATTTCAGATATTTTATCTGATTTAAAGTTTAATAGTACATTATCATTAGAAGATATTGTAAAACCAAAATTAAAATCAAGATTTCGGTATAAATCAAAAACTGTTCCAGATCAATCTGAAAATGGTATAGTTGGTACTATAATGTTTACTGGTGTTGAATCTATTGATGAACCATCATTTGAAACTAATTTGTTTGGTTCTTCACCACAACAAAATGATAAGATAGATAGACAAAACGTTTTAAGTAAAACTAAAAAGATATTATTTAAGAAAAGGATAATTCCAAATGGCATCTAATATAACCGATCCAATAACAGCAAGTTTTAAATTTTCGCATGGTTTGGGAAGATATAGTAAGGAGATGAACCCTAATACTAAAAGAGAAATAGAGAAAGCACAACGAAAGAAAGCAGAACTAACGGGAACTGATTCTGACGCTGATGTTGGTAGTTCTGAAATTAGTGCTTTAAATGCTAAAAAGTTTACTGATAATATAGTTAAAGTTAAACAATCAGTACTCAATAAACCATTTAAACCAAAACCATATAAACCAGCTATTGTTCCTCCACCAGTTGTTCCTATAATTAATACTCAACATCCAACAAATCCACAACAGAATAGTAATTTTTTTCAAACACATGCAAATAAATTTAAACGTCCAAAATTCTAAAGGAATATTATTATGGATTTATTAGGTATAAAAAAGTTATATAATGAACGAACATTAACTAAACAGGAATTGAAAAAGCGAGAAGAAATTGCTAAAGCTATAGAAAAAGAACATCCAGATATGGATATGGGCAAAAAACTGGCTATTGCTACTTCTAGTGCAGAAAACTGTTGTAAAGAAGATATTCTTGATGAAGTTTCTAACTATGATGCTGTAGTTACCTATTACAGAGATCAATTGCATTTAGATCCATATAAGTTACGTGGTGAAGTTGGTAAACAATTACGTGATAAGATTAAAAATTCACCAGCTTTTCATGCTTGGATGAAAATTAATAAATATGAATCTACTGATATAATCTCTGATGATCAATTAGATGAAGTTGTTGGTGCTGGTTGGAATACCAAAACTATGCACAAACATTTAATCTCAAATGGTTGGAAATCTACTGGACCATCTGGTAGCCATAATAATTATTCACACCCAGAATCATCTAGTATCATATCTGTCCCAAGACATGCTAAAGATATAAATAGAATAACTGCTATGAAAATGTTAAAGCAAGTTGTGGATCTTGACAAAAAGGGTGTAGTTAATAAATCTTGTGATGCAGCTAATGAAAATGTTTCTGTACTTACTATGAATATTTTAGAAAAAATAAAAGAAGTTAAACAGAAATCAACTAAACCATCAGAAGAAGTAATATTCTTTGGGACAGGTCAGGATAAAAAATCTGGAAAATCGTCAGCTACTCCAGATTATGATAATAATACCAGTTGTTAATCAATATAATATATTTTATATAAATACTAATATATAATAAATTTAATTAAAGGAATAATAAAATGTCAGAATGGAAAGCTACAGATACAAATGGATATGCAAACACTAAACCTAAGTGGATTCAAGTTGGTAATGGTCAAGGTGGTATAGAATCTGCTAGAGCAAATGCACAATTAGCTAATACTGTTTTAGTTACATCTTCTAGAAAAGCTAATGCTAATACGTCTGCTATTACGTCTGCGTATGGTCAAAGAGGAATTTCTCATACTGGTTGGGTAACATTTAAAACTGGTACTGGTGGTAGAGCTGGTAGAGTTACATCTGAAGTTTTAGTTGCACTATCTTCTCCAGTTGGTACTGGTAATAATGCTAATCCATTTTTTACTGGAGTATAAATTTTGTTAAAAAGTTTTAAAACTTTTATAGCAGAACAAGTGCCTGTAGTCACAATAGATACTACAGGTACTGATGTTACTATACCAGAAATTAAAAATGAATTAAATAAAAATATAGATTTAATTCTAAGACAACAATATCAAAGTGTTGAAGAAGCTGCAAATAAAGTTAGAAAAATTCTCTCTATGTATAATTTAGATTTACCACAAATTGATTGTGATGATACTAAACAGGGTTCTTTAAAAATGACTGTTGGTTATCAACATAAAGTTTATGATGAAATTAAAGGCGAATTGCAACCAGTAGTACCATTAATATTTGCTTTTAATTATCAATTAATAAATGGTTTATATAAAGTTTCTGGTGAACTATTATAATGGATAATTTAACCAATGAAAATTATTTGTTGGTTGCAGCAAAGCAATATTGGTCTATACACTATACCGATTTAGAATTTTATAGTGATTTAAAACGAGTATTCTCAATAAAAAAATTAATTAATAAATATATTAATTCTGAAGTTTTATCTGATAGATTAATTTTAAATCATATTATTTTATTATTTAATGCTTTTGAATCTAATATTTTTGTAGTAAAAATGTTATTTTTAAAATTAGATATTCAGCATTACAGCGCAATAAAAACTTTTTTGGTGTATTTAGATAATATGCCAGATATCATAAAAATAAATGATGTGAAAATAATAATATCTTCGGATATATTAATTGATATGACTATAGCAAATAGATTGAGGGTATTATGATTAAGGAAGATGGTGTACCTACTAATGTCACTGGAGCAGCAATAGCTGGTACTACGGCACAAAGTTTACCTGGAGTTTCCGTTAAAGACATGAAGTCTAGAAAAACTCCAAAATTATTAACAAGAAACTTATCTGCGTGTATGCAGCCAAAAAATTTATTTACTAAGGAGTCTAATAATATGGCAACAAAAACATATTCTTCGTTTATTATTGGATTAGATGAAGCAGCAAAACCAAAAGTTGCACCAGCAGCTACAAATAACAAAGATGATATTTCTAATTCGGTTGCTTCAGAATTATTTGCTAGATGTAGAGCAGCTGCAACAACTACACATTTCGCACATTTGAGTACGGATTCATATTCTGAACATAAAGCTTTAGATACTTTTTATACAGATATTATAGATGAAATTGATGCCTTTTGTGAAGCCTATATTGGTCTATATGGTAAATTTATTACTTTACCACCAATTGTACCACAAATGCAAGAAGGTGAACCAGCTATAGAAGAATTGCGTGATTGGGTATTACAAAATAGATCTTTGATTACCGATGATACATCATTACAAAATGCTATAGATGATATTGTTACTTTATGTAATAGTACCATATATAAATTACAAAAATTGAAATAATATCATGAAAATTTCAGATAATGGAGTATCTTTAATTGCATTAGCAGAAGGTATTAAGCTTTCTGCATATAAATGCCAAGCAGGAGTTGTTACCATTGGAATTGGTACTACTAAAATAGATGGTAAATCTATAAAAATGGGAACAACTTGTACACAAGAACAGGCATATAGTTATCTAAATGATTTCATAGAAAATGAAATCTACCCAACATTAGATGAATATGTTAAATCAGACTTAACACAAAATCAATTTGATGCTCTCTGTTCATTTATTTATAATATTGGAACTCCGCAATTTATAACATCTACATTATTAAAAATGCTTAATATTAGTAATTTTAAAGGGGCATCTGACCAATTCATGAGGTGGGATAAAGTTAATGGTAAACCAAACAAAGGATTATTAAATAGAAGGAAATTAGAAAAGCAATTATTTGATAAGGAAGTTTAATATGAAAACATTTACTACAAGACAATCAGATGATATAAACTCTATGGAGTATTTAAATAGAGCATTATTTAATGTTAGAACCGATCCAGAATTTAGAAAAAATAGCTCTAAATATAATTCTAAATTAAAATCATTAAAAGAAAATAATAGTGGATGTATTGATAAATTGAAGTGCTTAAATATATTAACTAAATTAGAAAATTATTCGACAGAATTAGATACTCATTTAAATTTATTTTCACAATTAGATAATATCAAGGAACGATATGACTGAATATTCAAGATCAGAAGATTTTATTAGTATGAAATTAGAGATTGAATTAATAAAAAAAGATATATATTTCATTAATACATTAATCGAACGCTTGGATCTTTTTATGACTAAGATTCAAGACCAACAAGATATAATATTAGAAAAAACTAACATTATAATTGAATCTAAAGCAAAATTAACTGCTGATGATTTATCAGATTTAAGTCTTGCTTTAGATAAAACTAAAACCATACTTAATGATAAAATATTTATTTTAGAGAAATCTATATTAGAAGAAGTTTCTGATGTAAAAAGTGATTTAATGTCTCATGTTGCAAATGATAATTCTTTAGTACGTAAATATAATAGAATTATTTACGTTTCTGGGGCTATTTTAGCTATTGTTGTATGGGGGTTTAATAATTTAGATTTTGTTAAATTCTTAATAAAATAATGCTTTACTTTTATGGATTTTTATGATATAATAGGAGTTTGATTAAACTTTATCAGGCTCCTAATTATGTCAATTTGGATAGACAGAAAATTCCTCTTATTACTTTCACCAAAACTAGAACAATTCAAACGAAAATCTGATAATTTATATAACTTCAGATGTCCTTATTGTAATGATTCTCAAAAAATTAAAACCAAAACTCGCGGTTACGTTTATTCTAGTAAAAACAATTATTTCTTTACTTGCCACAATTGCTCTAAGAATACAACCCTTAGATCTTTAATAGATCTATTAGACCCATTCCTAGCTAAAGAATATTCCCTAGAAAATTTTCAAGAGAATTCTTCGCATATACCTATAAAATCTACAGAATCTTTATATAAAGATCTGCAGAAAATTAACTCTAATACTATTGTTAAAAAATGTGTATTAGATCTACCAACAATCAAATCTTTATCAAAAACTCATATAGCTAAAGAATATCTTTTAAATAGAAAAATACCAGAATCTAAATTTGATGATTTATATTATGCTGAAGATTTTAGAGCTTTTGTATCAACAGTATCCGATAAAATATTACCATCTACATCAGCTAGAATAGTAATCCCGTTTATATCTAAAAATGGTACTCTAAAAGCTATACAAGGTAGAGCTATAGATAAAAATGATCCTATGCGATACATTACTATTACAATAGATAAAACTACTGATAAACTATTTGGTGTAGATAAAATTGATATATCGAAACCAATAAAAGTAGTTGAAGGTCCATTTTGTGCATTAAGTCTGAATAATGCAATTGCAACAGCAGATTCTAATTTATTAGCAGCAGAACGAAGTTTTTCATCTTCATCAAACTTAATATATATTTATGATAATGAACCCAGAAATGTTCAAATTGTTAAATTATTAAAATCTGCTATTGATAAAGACAAGGTTGTTGTTATTTGGCCTGAAACTTTTAAATTTAAAGACATAAATGAAGCTTTAATTAATGGGTTAGATATAGAATCAATTATATTTAGTTATACCTATTCTGGATTGAGAGCAAAATTAGAATTTATTAGATGGGCTAAAGTTAAACAATCTTAGCACACCACCTTATAAATTCTTTATATTTTTTATTGGGTTGTGTGTTGGTATATATTGGTATTCCACCTCTTTTATAAGATTTTTCTAATTCTATTATTGGCAATCCATATTCTTTACAATATGTTATAAAATTACCATGTGTGATATGTTGTATAATACCATTTTGATCAAAGATGTGGATTAATAATGCCCTACCATTCTTACTACCCAACCGATTTGTTGCACCTTTATCATAAGATTCTTGTGGTATTATCTGTAATGCTCTAGCTTCTTTTATTATTCTACGAGATTCATTAGAATGGGATTTCCCATAAAATGGGTTTAATTCCCCAAATCTAGCAGAACCATAAAATGGATTTTTAATACCTACAAAACTTTGTGATTCTTTCATCCTTATAGACATAGCTTCTTTTTGTTCTTTAGATTTTTTGTATGAAGTACCAGAACCACCCTCCCCACCATCAGTTAAATTTCTTAGGATACCTGTGCTATTATCAACTCT